ATTCCGTCTGTATTATTAAAAGAATGTTTTACAGCACCTATACCTATTACAGCAATATCATAATCTATACGTTTTTTTATTTGATCATATTTATTGCTTAAAAATACATTTTGTATTGCTTGCTCTTGCGCTATTTCAATACTTTGCTTATATTGTAATTGCATATACAATTCAAGCTCTTCTGTATTTTGAGGAGCATCATCATCAGGAACATTTCTAACATCTACATTTAATGTATTTTTTATATTGTCTATTAATGACTTTGCATTTATATCTCTTTGTATAGAGTTAACAAATTCAGTTCTTCTTCCCGTTGATATTGGATCTTGCGCAAATGCTTTTATAGAAAATAATCTATCCTGCATGCCATTAACAACTATGTCAACAAATTTAGGAACTATTGGTACCGGTTTCCAATCTAAATTTAAATAAGATAGGTCTCCATTTATAGCAAACTCATCTTTATACTTATTAATAGACTGCTCACCTCTAGCATATAACCTAAGCCTATGGTACTCATCCCTAGATTGATTAAATCTTCCGGATGCTCCGTCTTTATTAAACCAATCTTGCTCAATAGCCTTTGCTACTTTTGTTCCGTAATCTATTGACTGCTTCTCTATGTCTAGCACTGCTTGACTAGGGAATTCAATATTTGTTTCAGTATATGCCATATTTATTTAATTAGCATGCTTTTATTGCCTTCATTTTTATATTTTGAAAACGAAAAATTAAGTTTTTTCGTTGTTCTTTCTTGTCTTGGTCTGTATAAATGTTTTCTACAAGCCATTATGGCTAAACCGCTGCTTATAGATGCATCATGAGCTGTACGTTTTGATATATCAAACTTGGCCCAATCCTCTAATGTTCTTTGAAAATACATATTTCCGTAATTTTCACCTAAAATACCAACGTTTTCTTCTATATAAGATTCTATTGCAGCCGCGTGGGCTTGTCTTATATCCTCAGAAGTGTTAGGTATACCACCTAGCTCAAATTCTGTTTTTGATAAATTGCCTATAAGTTTATCTGGGCGGTTCATAGAGTATCCTCTATAACCTCTCCTTTTAAAATGATATAATAATCTTGGCTTATTATTTTCAGCTAGTATGGACATACCATAAAAAACGCAAGCCATTAAAACATCTTCAAAAAATATTTCAGCTGTTTGGGGCCTTGCAATGTATTCTAAAAAAAATTTACTTGACGGAAAGTCGGAGCTCATTGAAAATGTAGTAAGCCCATGCAAAGCCCCATTTGAACCACGACCGCCAACTGTACCTGATATATCGTATGAGTCACATCCAAAATATCCGAAGCCTTCATTTCCCGGATATTTTATTCCTTTTTTTTCAACTACATTATTTCTTATATGTTCTTTTGGAACCCAACTTAACAAAAATCTTCCGTTTCTATTTGGTGTCCAAATAACTTCAGTATCTTTAATTCCATTTTTCCAAGAAAAACTACCTTTAACAACATAGCCTTTCATTGCCATTTCTTCATTATAATCTATTTGTTCGTATATTTTAGTAAGATTAAATAATGAGTTTAAAGTTTCATCTCTAAAAGCATGTTTTTCGGATCTTGGAAATTGTCTATAATATTCATTTAATGCGTCAGCGTCGTTTTTAAGGCCTTCAACTTCATTTTCCCAATGCTCAATGACCCCCGTGGTAATGAGGCCTCCTTCAATTCCTTTAACCGGATTTTGTGGTGTATCGAACACAGGGTATCCATACACATCAATGAATCCTTCGTAGCCCCATTCCATAGGTATGAACAAAGAGTATAGTCCACTTGCAGTCTGGCCATTTTTATTTCTTTCTGTAACATCTGAGTCATAATATAATTTTTTAAAATTATCACCCCCCTTATCTAAAGAATTTGAAGTTGATCCCATTAAGCATTTTCCAACTACTCTCGCTCCTAGCCTTAAGCAGGTTTTAGTTACCCGCCAGTTGTTCAGTATATTATCGGGTCTTTCCCATTTACCGGATTCGTCATGTACTAATAGTATTAGTTTTTCCCCATCATAACTGTTGTCACCAGTATTTTTCCAGTCAATAGTTGTATCAAGACCTTGCCCTAAAAGTTCATCGTCGGATTCTTTAAAAGAATTTCTTGTTAATCTTCTTGACGGGACCTTGTAGGATAACTCGGTCTTCGGCCTTTCCATTCCGTCTTGTATCGGTTTGAAAAAGAACGGATAGTTGGTCGATATTGGTACGACTTTATCGGTGAACATTTTTTTAGCGTCAGCACCGGTCTTGGATAGTATGCCAAACCTCGAGTCTCTTGATGTTGTAGCCATGTTAACAGTTTCTGATGATGCCATGAAGCTAAACCCAGACCGTCTATTTTTGAGGTAGCACATACCGTAACATCTGTAATCCGCTTTACACGCCTCCCAAAAGTAATAAAATATCCTGTTAGCATGTCTGAATTCCGGAGCCCCCACGTCAATCTTTGTCCAGTTGAGATACATATAGTGCGATCCTGTAATATAACAGGGCTCACCGTTGCACATGAACCAGTAACCATCATTACGCCTATTAAATTCAGTATCAATATAATTATAATACTGCTCTTTGGTTTGTTCTGAATGATGTTTAAATTCATGTACCGTTTTAATTTTGTTTAATGATTCAGGTCTATTCCTTCTAGTAAATATTTGATTTTCTTTTTTTAAATGATCACCATCTATTTTATCAGGAGTTTTAGGTATTGCTATCTTAAGACCTTGAATTTCATATATCTCACCTATTGTACCGTCTTTACTAATTACAACGCAGTCTAAATCAGCGTTATAACCATATTCGTATTTTTTATACTTGTTGTTTCTTTTTGTTTCTTTAGTATCTATGTGGTCTATAATTATGTTATAGAGAGATTGTTTATACATTATTTTATTCTATCTTCTACGCCTAAAAATTTTACAGACTCTTTATTTTGCTTTTTGTTTTCTGAAAGCTCTTCTATCTTTTCTATTATTTTAAATGAATCTTCTATTGCAACCCATTTTGCTTGCGCTGCTATTTTTGCTTTCTCAGGCTCTAATTCATTCAAATTTATTTTTTGTCTAATAACCTTGTCAAGTTCAAGTAAAGCTATTTCAGCAGCTTCAACTACTTTTTTGTGCCGGTTCATATTTAATTGTAATTTGATTTGATAATACTCTATATAATTTTTCGTCGTCTATATTAAACTCATATTCTGAATCCGGTGAAAAGCCCACCACGTCGCCTACAGACAATCCTAACGACTTTAAATACTCGTTGCTATACACAAGCTCGCCTAATAATTTTTGCTCTCTTAAAACGCTCCATTTTGAATCTTCCTTAATAGGCTTTACAAAGCAATATTCATCTAAACATTTCCATTCTCTATTTCTTTTGTAAGCATATATTTGATCTGGGGCAACCATGTAATCATCCTCTTGTATCCGGCTAGATGAATCTTTTTCTTTACCTCGTATATCAATCCATCTTCTAAAAACATTATGATGCAGTATTACATTATCTCCTGGCTTAATAGGAGTTTTAATTATTGCAGGAATTGCTTTTACAACGCCTATACGATTAGTATACATATAATCTCTTTCAGAAATTTCCGTATTAAGTATTAATTCTTTACCTTCTATATCTTTAGAGTTATTATATCTTTTATTTGATTCAATAATAAAATTAAAAACTGACCGCATTAATAGTCCAAATTAAATTCAACTGATACTGCCATGTTCTTATTAAAATGTTTCCAAGGCAATATTTCGTCATTTTTCTTTATGTATATATTATATGTGCCATCTTCTTCTAGTATGTCAGAAATGGTGTGGCCACCATAAACTTCTTGACCTACCGAATAATGCATTGCTTCATTCTTATAGTCTTGGCCAATTGATATTTTTCTAATTAATTTCATTTTAGTATGTCCATATTGTTGTATCGGGTGCACCTGGATATCCAATGCCTAAATGCATAAACCCTCTTTTTCTACTAATACCTACTCTAGTAAAGCCAACTTCAATTGCGGCTTTAACTAATTTAAAAGTTTTTTCACCACCTACACTTTCAATATCTACAGCTGCACCATATGCATGCTCGCCTGGTTGTTTTTTTGCAGCTTCTATAGGATGCTCTGGGCTTCTATAATCAGATGTAATCTTTATAGGATAGCCATATACTTCTCGCAAGCGGTCTAGCATTGAAAGAAGTTTTTCATCCATCATTTCAAAGTTATTAAATTCAGATTCTTCAAAGTATTTCATTTTTTAAG